TTGTGATTAAAATATAATTCATATAAATATCCATCATGTACATACCCGTCTACTTGATATTATGCAAAAATATAAATATATATTTGCATAAATTAGGTTAAGAAAATAACCATCATACACTTCTATCTCTATTTGTCTATTACTTCTTCACATTCTCGCACATCTCAGTTATCCTATTAAGAACATGAGATCATGAATATATTGCGATCTACAGTTGTAGGTATACTGTGAGCAATAACGCCATCAGTACCGCACTCAATGTCATTAACATGGTTTTCTCTAGAGCTATAGACGGCTCCTCCTTAAAAATTTTGTCTCTAGGACGTAGAGTGTTCCAATATGCTAACTCATTAAATTTGTTAAATAATAGTGCAAGTAAAATGAAGATACAAAATACGATACATACTATATATCCGCATACTGGGGATTTTTTGCAGATGATGCAGAAGTCGTTGGATGTCATAATATTCACTCTTTCTTGGATGATAGTGTCTATAAAAAATATATATAATCATAAGTTTTTTTATTTTCAATTTTTTTAAATTGAAAATAAAAAAGATTTGTACTATTTATATGAGACATTCATATGTAAGTCAATTTTTGAAACTATAATTTAAGATGTTCAATTATATGGTATATGAATATAAAAAAAGAGATATTTTCTAATACTTGTAAATGTCGTAACTAGTCGTGAATATAGAATAAAACAAATATTTGACGGATATATCAAGGTTAACGACATAAAAACAGATAAATAAAATTTTATTTATCTGTTTTTATTCTAATCTATTCTAATCTATTCTAATCTATTCTGTTTCTACTATCAAGTTGAATCACCTAGCTGATAATCTCTTTCATTCCTATTAAATCTCTATCCTGGACCTGCAATCAAAGGGATCATCCGCATACTTCCTACCCATAAGAACTTTCTTTAAAAGATTATTAGAATATGTAATACGACTAAACCAATAAAGCTTATCAACCTCTAGCTTCTCGAGAAGCGTACGCTTCTTTTGCTCATATTGTCTGTCTATAGTCTCTCGTAAAGCATTCTTCAGGTTTTTCACCTCTTCTCTCTGCGTCAGTCGCAGATTTTTCATCTGTTCAGCAGAAATGCGACGCTGTTCAGCGAAATCTATAAACTGCTTCGGTGGCATTCTGGTTGCCTTGATTGCTTTGGGAGTTGAACTATTAGCGCGCCAGCGCGCTAACAACTTCTTCCCCTCTTTTTCCTGAAGCAATTTGACTTTTTCCTGATGCATAAGAGTCAGCTCTAAAATAGCTTCTTTTTCAGCTAGTGGAGCTGATACTTGGAGATTTTGCCGATGCATCTCCTCTAGATCATTTATCTCATGTTTATGAACATCTATTAGATCAAGCAAATTCTTATAAAATTTCACGGCATCAGTAAGGAATCCTTTCTCAGCACAATAAATTGGAGAAACAACTGTAACTTTCTCCAGTTTGTCCTGGCATTCATTTAACGCTTGTCTTAACTGATCTTCATTTAACGCTTGTCTTAACTGATCTTCCATCGTAGGATTTATTTTAATCTTTACTACTTCTGTAGCAATGAATAACTACAAATATTAATAGCATATATTAAAACTTTCTTTTTCAATTTTTTTTAATTTAGATAATTGTATTATATAAGAAATTGGATGATATTATCGTAATCCAAATACAGTCTATTGATCATCTGTATAGTATTTTATTGTAATCGAAATAATATCATCCCAATGCATACCATTTTCATTTATCTGTTTATCTATAAATTGGGTTGTATATCTATTTGATAACCAGTATGGGTTTAAATATACTGTATCAGTATTATCATCTATGTCTTCACCAAATTGTCCATTAAATAGTTGTGTTGAATTTTGCTGAGATGTGGTTTTATACATCCATTCGCCATTCTGGTATATACAGACATCTGGATGTTCTTCGCGATATATATTCATTAATAATAATGTTTGATCACAATAACAGATACCTCTACAATCACATAAACTTGAACCATTATCAGGCAATCCATGCCTTGCATGTTCGCGAGTCACCGTCTTTCGCACACCATCCTTACACACAATGAATTCGCAACTTATATAAAGACACCAGGTTGGACTCGACATTGTAAATTATCGATATAATTATCTATATAATTATTATCATCATAATCGTATTTCAATTTTTATTACTAATATTATAAATTAAGTAGTATTTACTATTTGATCTTAATAAAGAAATTGACGCTAGTATGGAAAATCTATTCAAACAGTATATATTTTCCATTTAGAAATACTACCTATTCGGATGTCTTGATTATAAATATTAAATAATGCAACTTTATCTTTCCAGTAGCCATAAATTCTCCATTCATTTTCATATCCTTTATATTTTTCATTACCATCATCAAATACATTAATCTTATAATTATCTGTGTCTAAATCAGTCATTGTCCAATCGAAATTTTTACGAATATTCGTCCAAAAAATATCTTCTTTAATATTCATATTTGAAGATATATTGAAATACTTGTAAAGATATCACGTTATTACTATATTTTATACTGATTAGTGATTATATTTTTCAACTTTTATAGTACTTTTCTATACATTGTAATACTATCTTTCCTAGCTTTTTTATATTCAACTGCTGGTTTTGCATAATTAATTTCTTTGTAATCAATATATTTTGATTCCCATTTATGAATATCTTTTGCTGGAACATCTTTTAATTCAGGTACCCATTCTTTTATATATTCTGCATTCTTATCAAATTTTGCACTTTGTAAAATAGGATTAAATAATCTTTGAAAATATGGTTTTGGATCAACACCAGTTGAACCAATCCATTGCCAATTTCCATTATTAACTGAAGGATCATAATCAGTTAACATTTGTGCAAAATATTTTTCACCAAGTCTCCAGTCCATGCCAAACATACGATTTAAGAAGTTAGCAGTTATTAATCTGGCTCTATTATGCATATATCCCGTTTTATTCATTTGTCTCATTCCTGCATCCACTACTGGATATCCTGTTTCTCCATCACACCATTTTTTAAATAATGAAGAATTTTTATTCCATTTAATATCATCATATTTTTCATTATAATTTTTTCCTTTTAAAACTTGGGGAAAATAATAAGCTATGTAAAAATAAAATTCTCTCCAAAATATTTGAGATAATAAATCATTGCTTATTCCAAGTTTGTCTTTAATTTTCCAATAAACTTCTCTAATTGAAATACACCCAAATTTAATATATGCAGATAATAAAGATGTTTCAATACTTAATGTATTACGATCTTTATTATATTTTTTTTGGCCCTTAATTTTATTTAATTGTTTTAATCCATTACTCCTACCACCATTTACTAAAATATTTTCATTTATTGAATATTTTATATAATCAGTCGTTTTTAACTTATTCGATTTTGATAAATTTTTAACTTTTAATCTTGATGGCTTATCAATTTTATCTGTAATTGCATTATTTTTAAATGGTGTAAATATAGTATAGGGGTCACCATCTTTTTTTAAAAAAGCCCCAATTGGTTTTAGTAAATAATCTTCTTTAATAATACAAGATATTTTTTTTGATTCACATAAACTTTCTATCTCCTTATCTCTTTTTAAAGCATATGGTGTGTAATCCATGTTAAATATTATATTTTCAACATCTATATCATTAATTATTGATTTTAAAATTTTAATATTATCACCTTTGAAAATGTGTAATTTGGAATTATTTTGTTTCAATTCTGTATCTAATTCTTTTAATGATTCAATCATAAATTGAACGGCATTGTCTGATTTAAATTTATTTTTAGATGATATTTGTTCCAGAGTAAATATAAATATTGGTAATATATTATCATATTTTGATATAGCATAATTAAATGCTATATTATCATAAATTCTTAAATCTCTACGAAATATAAAAATACTATATTTTGTCATTATATATATATAACTATTTTATAAAATTGAAAATATTATTATCTGATAGTTATAATATCAATTTTATAAATTGATAATGGGAGAACATATTAAAGTCGCAATATTAACTGTTGATTATAATAATGTATGTAATTATTATAATCAACATAAACCGTCAAATTTTAAGGAAATTAAACGTCTAGACAGAGTAGAAGGGGGGTTTTGTATTGACTTGCAAATACAAGATAACAAATTAGATGTAAATGAAAGTATAAAACAAGTAAGATGGTATAATCAACATTTACTAACTAAATGGATGTATGTTCCATTTAGTGCGGAAGAAACAAAATTATTATTTGAATCATTCGTATCTGTTTATGGTAATGATAAAATATTTTTAACTTCAGAACTAAATTAATTGACAAATTTTTATATAGAGTAAAATATTTTTCTGAATAATACAATTTATTCAGAAAAATAAATTCATTATATATATATAATGAATTTATTAATATTTCCAAATAATTTATATGAAAATAAATACTTACCAAATAATATAAATAAAGTATACTTATTAGAAGATCCTATATTTTTTGGATTTAGAGATGTAAAAATGAGTTTTAATAAATTAAAATTAGTTTTACATAGAGGAAGTATGAAATATTATGAAAGTTATTTGAAGGATAAAAAAATAGATGTTGAATATATTGAATTTGATAAATTAAAAAATTTAAAATATGAATTTATGAAAAAATTAGATTCAATTAGTTATTTTGAATTAAATGATCATTTATTACAAAAAAGAATAGATAAATATACAAAAAATAAAGATGAAATAATTTTAGATAATCCTAATTTTTTAGTAAGTACTTCTATTTTAGATAAATATCATAATAATAAAAATAATAAGAATAAATATTTTCATAAAAATTTCTATGATTTTATGAAAGAAGAACTTGATATTTTGAACGGAACAAAATCGTATGACAATGATAATAGAAACCCATTACCTAAAAATACAAAGATACCAGATATTCCAAAGAAAAAAAAAGATAAATATGAGAATGATGCAATAAAATATATTGATAAATTATTTCCACGAAATTATGGAAGCTCTGACAAATTATTATTTCCAATTAATCATAAAGAAGCTAAAAAATGGCTCAAATATTTTCTTAAAGAAAAATTTGATAGTTATGGTACATATCAAGATGCAATTGTAGATGATAATGGTTTCATGTTTCATTCAACGATTAGTCCAATGATGAACATTGGATTATTAAATCCAGATTATGTAGTTGATGAAGTTACAAAATATCATAAAAAACATAAAATTAAAATGAATAATTATGAGGGCTTCATAAGACAAATACTGGGATGGCGTGAATATCAAAGATATTGTTATTTATATGCATATGATGATTTAGTAAATCCAAATTATTTTAATCATAAAAATAAGTTAGATAAAAGCTGGTATAATGGAACTACAGGTATACAGCCAATTGATGATGCAATAAAATTTGCATTTAAAACAGGATATTTACATCATATCATTCGATTAATGATTATGTCTAATTTTATGAATTTATGTAGAATTGATCCAAATGAATGTTATAAATGGTTTATGGAATTCTCTGTTGATAGTTATGATTGGGTTATGATACAAAATGTATATTCAATGGGTCAATGGGCAGATGGTGGTTTAACAATGAGAAAACCGTATATATCTAGTGACAATTATGTAGTAAATATGAGTAATTATAAAAGAAGCGAGTGGTCTGATATTTGGAATGGATTATATTATTATTTTTTAAGTGACCATGAAGATAAATTAAAGAAAACTCCATATGTAAGAAATCTAGTTCATTGGAAAAAAAAGTCAAAAAAAGATCAAGATGAAATAATTAAATTATCAAAAAAATTTATCAAAGATGTAACAAAATAAAATTGATATTTAATATATTTATTACTCTAATACACTAATATATAATGAGAAGAAGTGGGGTTTTACTAAAAATTAGTGATTCTTCTATATGTAATATTTGTAAAAATGTAAATTGTGAATATACATGTCTAATTTGTAAAAAAAAACTGTGCGATAATTGTATTTGTGATAAAAATAAGTATTGTATATTGTGTGATAGAAATATAAGTAATTCAAATGATACAATTATTAAAGTTCCTACAAATATAGACAGTACTAATTATATTACAGTAAAAAAAAGAACATTTTGTTGTATCATGTAAATAAATAATATATATATATATATGATCCATTTACCTGTTTTATTTATAGTATCTTATACAACAATCGTTGGATATGTTGTTTACATACTTGGACATACAGAAATAGAAATACCTGAAAATTTAAGAAGAGATGTAAATTAACTATAACATCTAAATAAAAAATGAAATAAATATAATTTATATATATAAATTATATCTATAAATGAAGAGTAAAGAAATTCATTACTATAAATCTGATAAGAAATCTGATTATAATTTCCAAATTATAAAAAGTACATTTTTAGATTCAATTAATGAAACTTCAAAAAATGTAATAAGTAATGTAACAAATAAATTCCCAAAAGATTCGGATGATAATGTTTTAGAATCCATATTCTCATTTATTACCACCATTTATGGAATAATTAGTTCTAATAATTATATTGTATGTATTGAACGTGACGATGATAATTATAGAGCAATATTAATATTATATTCAATTATAAGTCAAAAATTTATGTTACAGGATAAAATAGATATTTCTGATTGTCCAAGTATGATTGCATTATGTAAAGACAGTTGGGTCGTGATAAATCCAGAATATCCAATAGATGTAATTACTAGAAAACTTCGATATATTTATTTGAATCAAGACGATAACTGTTCAATATGTTTAGAAGATATAACGAATAATACACCTAATATATCATGTGGACACTTATTTCATAGAAAATGTTTATTACAACATTTTCAAAGTCAAAATAATAATTATTCATGTCCGTTATGTAGAAAAAAGTTAGATATTCAAATAAAAAATGATGAAATTATTAGTATTAGATCAAAAGATAATACTAACATTTTAAAGTTACAAGTTGATATATAAATTTCTTTTTTTTGCTTTTCTATACTTAGATTAGTTGTGTCATGTTCTATAAATTCTACACAACAATCTTAAAATTGACATATTTAAATATCTATCGTCTACATATATTATTATTGGATTTTATTAGATGATGCATGCGTCTAATAAAATCCCACGGATACAATAAGTTTTTTATACGTTCTTTTCAGGTAAATACATTACTCCAACCAACGATGCACAATAAACAACAGAAAGTAATATAATGCTATAAATATTAGGACATTCTATATTACTTGAACTACTATTAAATAATAAATTTATAAATGAATAAAATGCAGGACTAGAAATAAGATAATATATTAGAGTTCCGTAAATACTATGTTTTAATTTAATACCTGTACTACTTTTTGCATTAGTCATAGATAAATAAGTGATTATAAAAAATAATAGTAAATGTAGAATACTTCCTAAGCTTGTTCTACATTTTGTGTCAAAATTAAATAAATTTAAATTTGTTATTAATGATGTTAATTCATATGTCTTGGGTAAATTTATTATTAAAAATAATAAAGATGAACCGATGCTAATCTGTAATTTTTGTTTTAATGTTGCCATATATATATGAAAACATTATCTTTAAAATATATTTATGATAATCTATATATTTTAAATCTCCAATAGTTCGATCACCGTCTATATGTTAACATTTATATAAACTCAAAATATTAACAATTCATTAAGTTACTATTCTTACAATTATTTATTGCTAATATATCAGTATTCACCACATTTCGATTATTGTATAATAATAATTTTATTTCATCTTTGATTTTATTTATTACCATATTATTATCTTTTATTCCAACATAAGTATTAAATTTTTGCATCATTTTTGGAAATTTGTTTCCATTTTCTATCCACTCTTCTATTTTATATTCAATTACGCCTTCATTGTCGTCAATTAAGTTATTTATTTGTTCGTCTCTGTCTTTACAGATCCATTTATCGCCATCATATATCATAATATATTTGTTTTTTAAATTTGATATATAAATGTTATGGTTTTCTGGTTTATTCGCATCAAAATGAATTTTTTCTATTAAATATGGTATGCAAAAATTAGAATGTTTCAGACATTTTAATATATCTTTGTCTGTTAAATGACTTCGATCTGTATCACTATAACTTAATATTTTGATACTGTTATTCTGTATAATTGTAGTACTATTATCGGTATTGCCATTACTATTCGTTATACTATTGTTCGTGATACCCGCTTTTTTAATTAACTCTTCTATTTGTTTATCTCGTTTAGTTAATTCTTTTTTGAAATCACTTATCTGGTCATTTTTATCATGTAACTGGTCATTTAACAATTTTACTAATTCGGCCATTGAATCTTTTACTTCATCGTCAGTTTTCTTATCTTTACATGTTTTCAAATGCTTGTATAATGACTGATTATGCATGTAGGTTTTATTACAATATGTACATTGATTTATATTTACAATTTCTGGCTTGTTTTCGACTTGATTTAGACTTGATTTAGACTTGATTAAGGCTTGTTTTTTGGTTTGTTGTATGATTTTTTTATATTCATCAAATGTTAATCCTTTTAAGATATATTCTTGAATATCTTGTATTTCAAGCTTTATTTTAGAAGTTTTACATGTATGTTTCCTGTTTAAGTGTAATAGTATTTTACTTTTATGAGCAGTTGTATAATCACATCTATAACATGTATAATTTACCATTATATGTATATATTTATATATATTTAAATATAAATAAATAGACAATATTATATATAAATTAGACAAAATTCTGTATAAATTAGACATAAAATAAACAGATAGTCTATTTTAGTTTATATTTAGTCTAATTTTTATTATATATTTAATTAATTAATATTATATGATCTATATTATATCTATGTCTTAATTCTTAATTTGTCTAATTTAAGACCATTAAAAACGCAAGCCATATTCTTGGAATCGAATATTTTCAAACAGGGGGGGGGGAATTTGAAATATTTCAAATTCATTTTCGTTTTTTAAAAATAAAAATCTTGAACTTT